ATACCGGGGGACAGTGAACCCATGGCTGGAGTCAATAAGAACTTCGTTGTCAAGAATGGACTCGAAGTTAAATCCAATCTTATTCTGGCAGATGCAGATATAAATGGTGTCGGAATTGGAACAAGCAATATTTACTATAAACTGCATGTAAACGGTGGCATTGGAGCCACTGATCTTCATGTAACAGGAATTGCAACATTTTCTTATATTCATTTAAATGGAACAGTTGCTGCAGGATCAAGCACAGGAGTATCTGGACAATACTTAGTTCGATCTGGTGCTGGAGTTACTTGGCAAGATCTTCCTACGTTTAGAACAACATCAACACAAACAGCAACATCTGGACAAACCTCATTCTCATTTACATACACTGTTGGATATCTTGATGTTTATGTCAATGGTGTTCGATTAAGCTCAGGTGAATTTGCTGCGACAGATGGATCAACTGTTGTTTTATATCAATCTTGTTTTGGTGGAGAAACAGTTGAGTTAATTGCATATACAACTGTTAATCCCGGGTATGCAGAAACTGGAATTCAAGGCATTTCAATTCTTGAAGAGGGAGTTGTTGTTGGAAATACTGCTGGAGTTATTTCATTAAATTTTGTTGGTGCTGCAGTCACTGCTACTGGAACTGGTGTTGCTGCAACTGTTTATATTACAGACACTGGAGGAGGAGAATCCTACTGGGAATCAACTGCAGCAGGAATTAATACAATTTCAAACGTTGGTATTGCAACCACAAATCCAAGATTTGCTCTGGAAGTTGGTGCTGTTGGAGCGTCAGGAACCACATTATTCGTAAATGGTGATGCACGAATCACTGGAATCTTAACTATTGGAACTTCGTCTATCACTCTTAATGGATCTACAAATATTATTAATGTAGGTACCGGTGTTACTATTAATGGATCCACCGGTATTATCAGTGCAACATCTATTGTTGTAGGAGGAACAACTTTAACTGGTGCTGCAGTAACACGCATTGAGGCTGGATCTGGTATTTCAGTGGATCAAAATACAGGTCAAGTAACGATTACTGCAACTGGTGGCGGCGGCGGTGGCATTGCTGGTATTAATACATCAGGAACTTCTACATTTACTAATCTAAATGTAACTGGCGTTACTACATCCACTGGTGGTTTTGTAGGAAATGTAACTGGAAATGCAACGGGTCTTTCTGGAACTCCTAATATCACCGTAGGAACCATTGGTGCTACAAGTCTCAATGTCTCTGGTGTTTCTACTTTTGCTGGTATTACAACAGTTACTGGAACAACATTATTTACCAATCAATTAAGTGTCTCTGGCATCTCAACCTTTGTTGACTTGATTACGGCTGGTAGAATCACTGCGGGACTGACTAGTAGTATCATACCTTTCTATTACGATACATACGCAAGTCTTCCATCATATTCTACCTATCATGGTGCGGTTGCTCATGCACATAACACTGGTAAGTTATATTATGCTCATACACGTTGGGTAGAGTTAGTTAATACTGAATCTGATGGAACTGTAGGCACAGGCACTGAAAAATATAATATTGGAATCACCTCAGTTACCACATTAAATGTTTCTGGTGTTTCTACCCTATCATCAAATGTATCAGTAGGCGGAACTATCTCCATTGATGGTGGAGTAACCTTAGCGACAAATAATGCAACAATCGTAGGAACCGCAGGATCCGCTGGAGAAATCAAGCAGATTGCAGGTGCTCCATTCTATTATGATGGAAGTGCCTGGAGAGAGTTTGTTCTTTCAAGTGGAACACCAGTTACTGTTCCTGCAGATACTGAATGGGACAATGTTGTTTTCAGAGCAACTTTTGATACTGATTTTACTGATGCAAAGTTTGGAGCAACACCAGTTTTTGTAAGTGCTGGTTGTACTATTGTAGGTGCTGCAGTTACAATTGGAACAGGTGCCTATAGAAACCAAGGTGGTAATGCCGCTGGCGTTGGAGTATCATATGCTTACAGATCTGAATATGACTTTACTGGTTCTTGGACAATTGAGTTTTGGATATATCACGATTCTACTCCTGTAGTTTTTGAAAGCTTAGTATCTCAAGTTTCAACTACCGATACGAGTGGAGACTGGACGTTTGGTATTTATAATAATGGAATAAATGTTTTATACATTTGGGCTAATGAAAATCATCCGGTTGACCTGGAAATATTACAATCTATTAATTTAGGTACTTGGCAAACATTATTTGTTGAAAAATGGAACCATTATGCCCTTGTTAGAGAAGGTGATAATGGATCGCTACATTTTTATATAAATGGATATGAGGTTGGTATTACTACTAATAATTCAATAGTTGATAATGATATTCTTCATATTAATGGTGCTGGGTTAGGATTTGGTGCTGCATTTGGTAATTCCGTTCCAATTATTAATGGTTATACTTGGAATAGTTCTGGTGTTTCTCTTGATGCTATCTTTGATGATGTAAGAATCTCAGCAGGTGTTGGAACCGCAGGACAAAGATATACATCTATTGGAATTTCAACCTATGCAACCTTCACTCCTCCAACAACTGAACTTCCAACAACTGGAACACTTTCATCTTATGTTCAACCACCCGGAGATAAGTATGGTGAAATCACTTTGGGCGGATCACCAACTTGGAGAGGAACATCTGGCGTCACTGTATCTCAGCAATCCAGTGGAAACTATCGTGTAAGTTTTGCGAGTTCACACACAAATGCAAATGATTACTTTGTATTATCGCAAGGAATGGATCAAGGCTTTGCTTCTTATGTAGGTATTGCTAGATCCACCACTCACGTTGATCTTGCAATAAACAAGCAGAGTGATGATACTGCTGTTGATACTGGTGCTCTTGCAGTTCAGATTAAGAATCATATTTAAACCTATTCATAAATAAGATTAACAGGAGAAATCAATGGCAGAAATAAAGAACCGAGAACTATCACAATTCAGTTCTTTCCTTCATGTTGATAATGATAGCCAAAACATTGGTATTGCCAGTGATGCAACTCCTTATATTGGTATTGGAACCGTAAATCCAGAATCAAAAATTCATATTGTTGGTGATGTTCAAGTTGCTGGTGTTGCAACAATTACTCAAGCAAATATTGGAACTCTTAATGTCTCAAACACAACAGTAACAGCAGGAAGCGTTACTATTATTGATGGAAGTTCGTTGTTTTATACTGGAATTGGAACCATCAACTCTTTAGTTTCCTCTTCTGGAATAATTACAAACTTTATAAGTGGTATTAGTTCTATTACACAACTTAGAGTTTTAAGTGGAATTGTCACCAACCTTTCAGGGACTGCAGTTACTTACACAAACTTAAATGTAACAAATGCAAATATTGTATCTGGAATTGCAACAAACTTAAGCGGTTCAACTATTAGCTATAGTGGACTTTCGACATTTAGTGGAGTTCAAATCCAATCTGGTATTATAACCGCAACAAATTCCGGAATTGTTACCTACTATGGTGATGGTTCTGGATTAAGTGGCATTACTGTCGATCTTACATCACAAGCAGAAGGAGTAGTTCTTGGAGCAGCACTCACAACATTTAACTTTACTAACACAAATGGTGGAACAACATTATCTTCAAACGTTTTAACCGTTGATGTTGGTAAAGCAGCATCAGGATCTTCGGGACATATTCAATATAAGAGTTCATCAGGTATTTTTTCAGGATCCTCAAATTTTACCTTTGATGTTGCAACAAGTAGCGTAAGTATTGCGGGAACATGTTCTGCAGCAAACTTCAACTCAACATCTGATGTTAATCTAAAAGATAATATCGAAACAGTTGAAGATGCGCTTGAAATTGTTTCAAATCTTCGTGGTGTTAGATTTAATTGGAAAAAAAATAATGCGCTATCAATCGGTGTCATTGCACAAGAGCTAGAGCAAGTTCTTCCAGAACTTGTCACATCAAGTGATCCAAAAACTGTCAACTATGATGGTATAATTGGAGTTTTGATCGAGGCAATAAAAGAACTCAAAACTGAAATAAATAACTTAAAGCAAGGAATGTAATATGGCATTCAAAATTGCAGGAAGCACAATTGTTGATGATAACAGAGGTATCAGATCATATTCTGATACCGCTGTTGTTGTGGGAAATACTGGAGCAACACCTGATTTAGATCTTTCATTGGGCAACTCCTTTACTGCAACCTTAAATCAAAACGCAACATTTACATTTTCAAATGCTCCAACGGGAGTTTGTTCATTTACACTCATATTATCAAATGATGGTACTCCTGATAGAACAATCACTTGGCCAGTATCAGTTGAATTTCCAAACGGAACAACTCCAGAAAGAACTACAACTGCAAGTAGAACAGATGTTTATACATTTTTGACTGTTGATGGGGGAACAAACTGGTATGGACAACTTTCACTTTATAACTTCGCATAACAAATCTTATGAATACTCGTTATCATGAATTCATTGGAATGTATGAAAATGTCTTTCCTGATGGATTCTGCAATCATATGATTACAGAGTTTGAGAGACTTTTGAATGGTGGTATGTGTGGAAATCGCCAAGACTCAGAAGGATCAAGAAAATATCAGAAACAAGATAATTTTTATTTCTTAAATATTAAAAATCATTCTTTTTCTTATTTTAATAATATTTCAGTCGTTGATATTTTTACTACAGGATTGCAAAATTGTTTTGATGAATATGTAGATGAATATGATATTTTAAAAGATATAGCATTAAATTCTACAGTTATTAAAATGCAAAAAACAACTCCTGGTGGTGGATATCATATTTGGCATTGTGAACAAAATCAAGATTGTATGGCAAATAGAGCGTTGGTTTATTCAGCATATTTGAATGATATTGAAGAGGCTGGTGAGACTGAGTTCTTATATCAAAGAATTCGCATTCCACCTAAAGAAAACACATTGGTTATTTGGCCAGCAGGATTTACTCATACTCATCGTGGCAATGTAGTTCACGGCAATATATCTAAATATATAATAACAGGTTGGTTTTATTTGGAATAAAATATGTCAGCATCATCTAGAAGAATTTATAGAGGAAACATGACTGCCGCTGGAAGCATTACTTTTAATGCTCCTGGAACTTGGGTAACTCCTGCACGTCTTTTGAGAGTTAATGTTGAGGGAAAAGGTTCCGAGGGAAATCCAGGAAATCCTGGGACTGGTGGTGCTGGTGGTAATGGTGGTACCGGCAATGCAGGAAATGCTGGAACTGGAGGTGGTGGTGGTGGAGGAGGCGGAGGTTGGCACATCGCATTCCCAAAGTTTGGAAATTCAAACCCAGGTAATGGTGGACAACCTGCTCCTGGCGGTGGATCCGGCGGTGGTGGTGGAGCTGCTGGTGGACCTGGATTTAGCGGGCAAGGTGGCGGTTCAGGAAATTCTGGTGGATCTGGATCTGCAGGATCAGGAGATTCAGGAAATGCTGGACAACCGGGCAATGCAGGAACCGTAGGAAATACGGGACAAGCATCAAGTGCTTTGGGGATTACATTTCCTGGCGGCGCCGGCGGAAATGCTGGTTCTGGAAATGCAGGAAATTCGGGAAATGCAGGAAATGCTGGATCTGGAGGTGGTGGCGGAAACGGTGGTGGTGGGGGGCAAGGAGCACCAGGGGCCCCGCAGGTTGGCGGAAACGGTGGTGGAGGAGGTAGTCCAGGTGGCAACCCTGGTGGTGGTGGATCCGCCGGTGGCGGTGAAGGCGGCGGCGGTGGCAGTGGCGCAGGTAATGGTGGCTCTGGCGGCCGCGGTGCTTTCCCTTCTGCCGGTGCCGGCGGTGGCGGCGGTGGTGGTGGGGGTTTCGGCAGTCCAGGAAACCCAGGAAACCCAGGAAACCCAGGAAACCCAGGAACCTCAAACCCTGGAAGTGCTGGACAAGCAGCATCACCAACAACATCACCGGGAGTGGTAGTGACTCCTCAATCATCATATCCAATCACAGTAGCTCCTGGTGGATTCGTAACAATCACCTGGAATGCACAATAAATAAAACAAAACTGAAGTTTCATTATGGCTCAAAAGAAATTATCAAAAACACGTCAAGAAATTCATAGACAATACGAAGAAAACGAACTTGCAGATCTGAAGCAACGACAAACTCGGGCAAGATCTTTATCTGTTGGAACCGCAGGTGGTGGTATTATAGAACTCAATATGCGTGGAGACTTTGCAAATCTTTGGTATCAAATGCAACCTACAGAAGCAATTGAAATTATCGGACAACTTGCTGCCGCGGCTGGTGTTGAAATTGCAATGCGTCCAAGACAAGATTTTGCTGCTTGGAGATCGTGGGATCCAACACTTCCAGCATCTGTTACGTGGATGGGCGCTGCACCATGGCAACTTTCTGAAGAAGATAGAGCACTTTTAACAGCATATAAAGAAAAAAATATTAAATCAATTGAAGCAGCAGATGATGACTCAAAACCTGAATAATTTTTATGTTTTAGTTGATACTGAAAAGAAAATCATCATAGATAAAATTCAAACACTCCCATATAATTGGAAAAATATTGCTGGACTTCCTGGTTTATCTGACGATGAGATTCGTGATCTAACATGGGCAGGACATTCTAATCTTGGATGGATTAATATTCATTCATCAGAAATCAAAGAATATTCATGTTCTCTAGAAAATTTAGACTTAAATAAAAATGCCTTTAAAGATTTAATCTCTAATATTCGTAAAGAAAAAAAATCAGAACCAATTGAGTATCAGGGAGCAAAGTTAAAATCAAATACAAAAACTCTTTATTCGTTATTTCTTCTTCATAAGAAAAAAGAAGTAAATTATAAATGTATTAATGGATATTATACCTTTACATCTTTACAAATTTGTGAATTATATGATATACTAGACAGTAATATGCAAAAATGGTTTGATTGGGAGATGAATGTATACTCTCAAATTGATACATGTCAAAGCATTTCTGATTTTTTAAATGTAAATTATGACTTATAAGTTTTTTTCCAATAAAAACTCATTTGATTTAATTAAGGATCCAATTCAAAATTCTTGGGGGCCTTATTGGCATCTTCACACACAATCCTATGAACCATTTTGTTGGAACACTAATGTTTTTACATGTGAAGAAATTGAAAGAATTAAAGTCATTGGAAGAAGACTTGGAATGAATCGTGCTCAAACTGGAGGAGCAGGAGAAAATTGTTTGGATCATCGTCGTTCATTTAATTCGTGGATTCAATCCAATGAACATACAAGTTGGATTTATGAACGATTAACATCATTAATTTTGGAAAACAATCAAAAATTTTTCAATTTTGATTTGACGATGATTGAAAATCTACAGTTTACATATTACAATTCAGAAGAACATGGATGTTATAAAGCACATGTTGATCCAAATTGCTGGATGTTGCCTCATAATCGTAAGTTAAGTTTAGTAATGCAACTTTCAGATCCATCAGAATATGAAGGTGGAGACTTAAAACTTTACAACTCATCCGATCCCGTTTTAATTAATAAAGAAAAAGGAATGATTGTTTGCTTTCCATCTTATACATTACATGAGGTTACTCCAGTCACAAAAGGAGAACGTTATTCATTAGTTGCGTGGGTTCATGGGCCAGCATTTAGGTAGATATTATGTCATTTAAAGAAAAAGGTTATCACATCATTCGTAATTTTTTAGAACCAGATTTTGTTACGTTCATTAATCAATACTTTTTCACAAGAATTAATGCAGGACAAGCAGTTCTTGGTGATCCTCAAGCACCAAACTCTTATTTGTTTTATGGGGATCCATTAATGGATACAATTCTTGGAGAATCTGCACAAGAATTGAGCAAAATTGCTGGTTATTCATTACTTCCAACCTACACCTACACTCGATTATATGGAAAAGGTGATGAATTAAAAATTCATCGTGATCGTCCCTCGTGCCAATTATCAGGAACACTAGCACTTGGAGTTACTGAAGGAGAAGAAATAAGTCCAATTTATTTTAGTAAAAATGAAGATAAATCAGACGCAATTGAAGTTAAATTAAATCCAGGAGATCTTTGTTTATATCATGGATGTGATTTATATCACTGGAGAGAACCATTTACTCAGAGTTGGTATCTCCAGTCATTTTTACACTATGTTGATGCAGATGGGCCTTATAAAGACTTTTTGTATGACAAGCGTCCATATTTGGGAATGCCGAAATAAATAAAAATAAAACTTATAAGATAAATAAACATGTTTCGTATACAAAAATGGAAAAATTAAAAGCAATATTAAACGAAAATAATGAAGTTGTTAATGTTATTGTTTTTAAAGAAAAACAAGAAGAATCTAAAGAAAAACAAGAAGAATCTTTTGATTTGCGAGAAATATTACTTCCATATGCAAAAAAAGAGCATCCAGACTTATTGGATTCGGAATTGCAACAAAAAATTTTAGAGTATGTAGATACACTACCGCCAAGTGGAATTGGTGTTGAAAATGATTATGAAGATCTGAGTTTAATTTGGGGGATGGAAAATTCTGTGATAGTAAATAGACCAGAAGTAGGATATTTTTATGATGAAGAAAGAAAAGCATTTATTCCACCAAAACCAGATGAAACTTATATTTTAAATGAAGAAACTTTTATTTGGGAACCAGATCCAAATATAGAATATGATTTGCATAACGATGGTATTTTGTACAAATATCAAAAAGAACCTCCACAGTGGATTATCGTAGAAAAAAATGAAGTTGAAATTTGAATTAATAAAGGAATTAAATGAGAAGTCATACTATCATGTTTTTTTGCCTGAGAAAAGATCTGAGGAAATAATGGCAAAATTGGTTAAATTTTATTTTGAAGAAGATATTTATCTTGATGCTCATACGTTACCAATAGAGTTTATTTTAACTCAAAAATTTCCCCTAATATTATTTTTTGATAAAAATAATACTATATCTGCAATGGTAACTTTAAATGAAACTTCATTTTTTAATTCAAATTTATACTTAATTGCAGGATATGTTGGAAAAAAACATAGAATGAATCGAATAACAAAAAATTCATTATTAGCGTATTATCTATGGCCATTAGCATATTATGAAAGTTGTGAATACCTACAATTAACGGGAAATAAAGATAATATTGTTGGGTTATTTGCAACAATTAGTAATCAAAAAGTTTTTGAAAAATATTGTAAAAAAGGAACTTATATAGATACTCAATATTGTCATTGGTATTATCTTGGAGATAAGCGTTACGCTTTGTATTATCCAGATACATGTATTTCTGAGGACGCTTTTTAAACTGTCCACTCAACCCCCCAGATCACCCTGGGGGGTTTTATTATGGCTACATGATCTTCAAGATCCCATGCAACTAACAACAACTGAAAAACTCATCTTTATGGGTTCCCTCGTATCATTCCTTCATTGGGGAACCAAAGTCACTGAAGTTGTTCTTAATTCTTTGTTCTGATGCTATCTCTTTCTACAAGCGGTTATAACTACTCCAGAAGGCGCTGTGAAGACGTTGTAGAGTGGTTCTGTGATAAGTACCTTAAAAGGTATAAAATCGAGATTGAGGTGCTTCACAGAGGACTTATGAGGGAAGGTGTGTATGGATATTGTTCCGTACAAGATTGTGACTCACATCCCCGTAGTTTCCTCATTGAGATTCATAACTTTCTCACAATAGAGGATTATATCAAGACTCTGCTTCATGAGCTTCAACATGTACTTCAACATGTTCGTGGTGATCTTCGTGATAAACGTGGAGTAAGGTGTTGGAAGAATATCAAATGTCCTGATCTCGATTATGAGATTCAACCATGGGAAATTGAAGCCCATCTAATGGAAGAAGTGTTGTACCTGAACTACTTGACAGATTGTAAATAAGTCACTAGAATACCTTTGTGGAGGTTGATCGGGACGGCTATGAGAACTATAGAGAGACACAGGTACAAAGGTGATACTATCATACAAACACGCTCATTAACCTTTGAGCCTTATCGATATTGTGAAAAGAATATGTCACTGGTGATGGGATTGATTCGACGTAATCTCACACCAGATTTACTATCAACACATTTTCGAATAGAGAATCAAACAAATCCAACATACGGACATTGCTATCACTCGACACAGGCATTGTTCTATTTGATGAATACTGATAAATTACAACCGATGAGTGGTAAAGACTACCGTGATGAGATTCACTGGTGGTTGCAAGATGGTGAAAAGATTTATGATTTAACTGCTGAGCAATATTATACTGTAGGAAAGATTCCGCCGTATCATAATGGAAAGAAAAGCAAATGGTATGGATGGAAAGGTAGGCCTCATCAGAGATCACTGAATCTTATGGTTCGGGTGTTGGGGGATAAAGTAATTGACAAAACTATCCGAAGCATCTTATAATGTGTGAGTTCTAATGTTGCTGAACATAAATGAAAACTTTAACAAAATCTGTCCTTGGATTTGAACCTCGTTCAAAAGAAATTCAAACTTTTCTTTGGGATATTACTCCAGATATTGCAAAATATATTCTAGAGCATCATAACAAAGATAATCGAAAAATTGATAAAGGACAACAGCAAAAGATTGCAAAAAGTATTCTTACTGATGGTTGGTTGGAAGATGGCCAACCGTTGACATTTAATGCTGAGGGTAATATTTCTGAGGCACAACATCGTTTGCTTGCAATTGTTCAAACTGGCGTGACTGTCAGAATGGTTGTTGTTTTGGGTGTTGATATTGGATGCTTTACAAAATGCGCTCCTGCGAAACCTAGAAAAGCAGAAGATGAGATTCAAAGAAAAGATAAGACTGCTACACCAAGCGAAGTAAGCACTCTTCGTCAACTGCTTGTTCGTCGGCAAGGTGTAAAATTATCGATTCAAAATGCAATCGATCAGTGGGTTAAATGGCGATATGTAGTCCGAGAGGGTAGAAAACTAGTTGATGGTTTCTTTGATTCAGTTGAGGACTATAATCCTTGGGAAAGAACTTTTGCAGCATGGGCTTCATTGATGATTTCGATTGGTGAAGAAGAAACTGCAACTACATTTTTATCACTTTTGCAGTCAGAAGTATTAGAAGATGAATCTGCATCTTGTTTGACTCGTGAGTTTCGACAGTTTTTCTCCGAAAACTCAATTTATATGAGTAATGCTGGACGCACTAACTTCATTTATCAGTTATTGTGTATTGCATCAGATCGATTGATTAAACAACCAGATGGTGATGTTCAACTGGGATTGAATATCGATCGATATAATCACGATTATCTTAAGAAAAAAGGTGTTTATCGCAAGTTTCTTGAGACTGTGTGACGATTTTTTAACTGTCACAAGGGGGCCTCAGCGTCCCCTTTTTGGTGTATAATGGCCATATTGAAACGAACTGAATGATTACTCTTCGTCCTCATCAACACCGCGCAGTCGCTGCTATGCAAAAGTATAGCAAAGGACAGATTATCGTGCCCACGGGTGGTGGAAAAACGCTGAAGATGATCTATGATACTCTGCGGTTGTTTCAATCAGAAACTTCTCAGACTGTTGTAGTCTGTGCTCCGCGCATCTTGCTGGCAGAGCAGCTGTCTTCTGAGTTTCTTGAGCACATTACCAACGCAGAAGTTTTGCACGTTCATAGTGGAGAAACTCATCATGTCAGCACAACCAAACCTGCTGATATTGTGGTTCATGCTGCTATGTGTGCTGCTGCTAATCTTCATCAACTCATCTTCACCACCTACAACTCTTTGCAGCGTCTTGTTGATGCTGAAATTGATGTAGATACGATTTACTTTGACGAAGCACACAACAGCGTTCAGCGACACTTTTTCCCCGCGACTGAGTATTTCTCCGATGCTGCAGATCGTTGCTACTTCTTCACTGCAACGCCAAAGCACAGTGCTACTGTGTCTAAACCTGGCATGAATCTACCTGAGGTTTATGGACAGGTGATCTGTCAGGTTCCTGCACCCGAACTGGTGGAAGGTGGTTACATTCTTGCTCCTAAAGTGATTGTCAAGCAGTTGCCGATGGTGAAGGGTAAACAGGTAGTATATTCCCGCGATTCTGACAATCTGCTGGAAACGATTGACGAGCAGAATGTCAAGAAGATTCTGGTATGTGCTCGCACTACCAAACAGATTATTGGTTTGGTTTCAGAGTCTGATTTCTGCCTGCAGCTTCAGCAGCGCGGTTATTCTTGGATGATGATTACTTCCAAGACTGGTGCTGTCATTGATGGACAGAAAGTCAACCGTGAGGTATTCTTTGAGACTCTCAATGCCTGGGGTAAAGATTCCTCTAAGAAGTTTGTTGTGATTCATCATAGCATTCTTTCTGAAGGTATCAATGTCTCTGGACTTGAGGCAGTTCTGTTTATGCGGAACATGGATTACATTGGTATCAGTCAGACGATTGGCCGTGTGATTCGACTCGGTGACAAATCCAAGACATTTGGATTGGTTTGTGTGCCTGTGTATGACTCTGTGGGTATCAGTACCTCACGCAAAGTGCAAGCAGTTGTTGATACCATCTTTCACAAAGGTGAACCTGCTATCTCGGTGATCAAACGATGAAACAAGGATTTGTAACAGATGATCAAATTTATGCTGCCATTCCGTTTGGCAAAAAGTTCATGATTATTTACAAGGGACAACAATTAGATGTTGTTAATACTCCGAAACAAGCAGAGAAGTATATTAAACAACATCGGTTAAATAGTAATAAAAACTGATGTTATCTCCATCATACTTCACATTCTTTGTTATCTTTGCAATCATTGCATATCTGATTGTCACAGATAACTCAGTGGCACAGTATATCACACTGATCTCAAAAATTTCTGAAGTATGGTTTCAGAAAACAAAGTGGTGGATACTTAACAATCCAAGAAATCCAATTGTAAAGTATCTCATGTGGAGAAGAGCATATAAGCTTGCCAAAGAGTTGCAGAAGGAGTTAGAATCTAAATAACTGATATCTAGTAATACATATGCTCTCAACTCAATATCGTTTGCGTCTTGAAGCGATTTGCAACCGTATTGTAAATGGGGAAGAAGTCAGTCTAGAGGATATGATCTGGACAGAAAAGCTTGCCAAGGCAAATAGATCTGCTGCAACTATTCTACGACAGGCAAGAAGAAAAGCAGAAAATCCTGATATGCAAGAGGGTGATCTTGATGACTTTCTGAATCAATTAGATATTGGTGGATTGGGTAATGAACGATTTGGAGTTCGCAGATTTGAAAGCGTTGATGATATTGTAGATTTCTTTACTGAGGATAAACCAGAGGACTGGAGACAACGAGACTAATGGATTACGAAGAGTTCTTAGATATGCCTGCAACATTTATGGATGATATGTTACAGGTAATTTCATTGAAGAACAAGTATCGGTTAGACTTTACAGAAGAAGAAAAGCAAATCAACGAGCACCTGATGACATATTGGGAAGAGATGAAGCTCAATGAGTTAAGAGGAAAGTTTGAAAGATGTTGGAATATTGATGACGTATAGTTATGTTAAGAAACGCACACAAAACTAATAGATAGTAATAGAATAGTAAGGTCATAAAAATGAACGAAATGTTTTTGTTATGATGTTCTTTGTGCGTGGAGGTTATTATGCACAATTTAATTTCTTACAATCAACTTGCTGCCTGGAATCATTTAGAGAAAACAATTGATGAGTATGTAAATCAAGAAGAGTTAATTAACGATTATTATCAGTGTTTAATTGAGTGTGATGATAATCAACAAACGTGTAAACGTATCTGCAAAATGATTTTATCCTCCTGAACCAGTTTCACATCCGTCCATTAACCCTTGACAAATCCTGTCAGGGGTTTTATTATGGCCATACAACTGAGACATGCCATGTCTAACAAAGCACTCATCAAAAAACTCAAAAATGCTTATGTAACATGCTTTGATTGTGGCACCAAATATGGTGTATATTCTGTTGGATGTTCTTCTGTATGGGAAGGCAAGTGTGATGTCTGTGGTGAAACTAAACCAGTGACAGAAGCACGGGATTATGTTTACTTTGTAACTGGTATTCGCAAACTTACTCTTGAAGACAATGCAGCGAAAAGTAACAGTCAAACCAAAATCCAGCAAGGCTAAAAACCGTCTTGCTAACATCATGAACAACAATCCTATTTGCATTGTAGAACAGGATACTGGTGGTAAGTTGTTTCTTGCCTCAGAAAATCGTAAATACTTTTTCTGGGTATCAACTCGCACTGGCACTAATCGCTTCGGTGACAAATCTGACGCACACTGGGAAGTATTATGACTTACGATGAACTCTATGATCATGTGGTAAACTATGTTGCTATGCCACATACTGCTATCACAGTGCATGATAAACGCCGTGCTTGTCTTATTCTAGGTGCTTTTATGGAGTTTATTCTTGATTGTCAAGATGCTGGTATTGATTTGAATACGATTGATACTACTGGTATTGTGAATGTAAAACTTGATGAACTGGAGGGTAAATGAAACCTAAAATCCGTGTTATCTTAGAGCAAGCGATTGAAGAGGGTGTGCGTCGTGGTTATACACGAGCACACAAACACGTCGAAAACCCCACAGAAAGTGCTATAATAGAGCACATTGAAGAGGCAGTAATGTCTTCAATCTACGAATATTTTACTTTCGACGAGGATGACTACCAATGACTAAACTCACACAAAAACAACTAAAAACTATTGAAGACGCATTC